CAGCAGATATGTTGGACGAGATGATGCCAGACATTTCCTATGCGTTGGCACCTAGTCGTCACCATATGTTGGCAAAAGACGGACAGGCACCAAGACCGAAGTACCACGTTTACTTCCCAATTGGTGCGTGTACCAACGCAGAGGATTACGCAGCATTAAAAAGAGTCATCCACAAAGCCTTTCCGGTATTCGATGGGAATGCATTAGATGCGGCTCGCTTTATCTATGGTGCTGACTGTACCGAGGTTGTGTGGCATGAAGGCTGGGTAAACATTGATGAAGAGGTGGAAATCACAGATGAAGAAGAGGATGCATCCACAAGTGGAATTATCCAAGCAGGAACGAGAAAGAATACCCTTTCCCGTTTTGCAGGCAGAGTAGTGAAACGCTACGGAGCAACAGACAAGGCACATGAGATTTTCCTCGAAGAAGCTGAAAAGTGTGACCCACCTTTATCAGATGAGGAACTCAAGACCATTTGGTTTAGTGCTGTGAAATTTGCAAAGAAGATACAGGGACAGGACGGATATGTTCCACCGGATGATTACAACGATGATTTTGGTGGTGGAGAAGGCGATTCCTTAAAGCCGGATGATTATTCAGATGTCGGACAGGCTCGTGTGCTTTGTAGAGAGTACGGGGATGAACTTAAGTTTACTGCTGCCACAGACTTTATTCGTTTTGACGGAGAGGTGTGGGTGGAAGACAAGCAGATGGCTGTTGGAGCCTGTGTGGAATTCTTAGACCTTCAGCTTGCAGATGCCAACGATGAGTTGGAAAGAGTGAGAAAGCAACTGATAGATGCAGGCATTGCCGAGTCGACTGTGAAGGCAGGTTCAAAGGCTGTAGCAAAAGAAGTAGAAGGAGACCAGCTTGGTCTGTTTTATGCGTTACTTGCGGCTGAAAAGTATATGGCTTTCACTATGAAACGCAGAGATTACAAGTATATTACTTCGGCTCTGAATGTGGCAAAGTCCATGCTTACAATCAAGGTTTCCGACCTTGATAAGAACCCAGTTCTTCTTAATACACCATTTGCTACTTACAACTTGGAAAAAGGAATGGCAGGTGAACAGCCACATGACCCATTCGACCTTATTACTAAAATTACGGAAGTTTCTCCGGGAGATGAAGGTATGGATATCTGGCTTGAGGCTTTAGAGACATTCTTCTGTGGTGATCAGGAACTCATCGAATATGTACAGAAGGTTATTGGTCTTGCTGCAATTGGAAAGGTGTACGAGGAGTTCATCATTATTGCCTATGGTGATGGAGCAAACGGCAAGTCTACCTTTTGGAACACTATAGCCCGTGTGCTTGGTACTTACAGCGGAAAAATTTCCTCTGACATTCTTACGATGGGAAACAAGGTCAACGCCCAGCCGGAAATGGCGGAACTTAAAGGGAAGAGACTCATCATTGCATCTGAGATGCAGGAAGGTGTGCGTCTTAACACGGCTATGGTTAAGCAGCTCTGTTCCACAGATGAGATACAGGCATGTAAGAAATACAAGGACCCCTTCCACTTCCTGCCTGCGCATCAGGTCGTTCTGTATACCAACCATTTACCGCGTGTCGGAGCCAATGATGACGGTATTTGGAGACGATTAAAGGTCATTCCATTCAACGCAAAAATCAAAGGAAATTCCGACATCAAAAACTATGCTGATTATCTTTTCGAGAATGCCGGTCCCGCAATTATGAAGTGGATTATCGAAGGTGCAGAGAAGGTAAGCAAAGCAAATCATAAGGTGGCTGACCCGAAGGTCGTAAGAGATGCGGTTGAAGCCTACCGTGAGGACAATGACTGGCTTGGGCACTTTATTGCCGAGTGCTGTGAAGTGGATGATTCCTTTGAGGAAAAGTCAGGAGAGTTCTATCAGCAGTATCGTGCTTACTGCATTCAGAACGGAGAGTATATCCGCAGTACCACAGACTTTTATGCTGCCATTGATAAAGCAGGATTCTATCGACACAAAACAAACAAGGGTGTAATGGTGCATGGCGTGAAACTCAAAATGGGAAATGATTTTATTTAACTTTTGAGAGTGCAGGTCGGTGCAAGTCAAATACTAACATTTTGTGTTTGGCTTGCATTTGCACAAAACCCTTATTTTAAGCCATTTGTGATAGTCGTTACAGTCTATTCCTAAAGTTACTTATAGAGATAAAAAAATAGAAAAAATTGATATAAGGGGAGTTTAGGAAACGAGGTTCTTGACCATCACTCTTGGAAAATTTGATGGAGGGAAACGATGCGAGAGAAACAGATTGAAAAGAAGTTAATCACGGAAGTGAAAAAGCGTGGTGGTATTTGTCCTAAGTGGGTGTCCCCAGGATTTGATGGGGTTCCCGACCGCATTGTCTTATTGCCTCATGGGAAGTTTGCCTTTGTGGAAGTCAAGGCTCCGGGAGAAAAGCCAAGACCCTTACAGGTTTCAAGACACAAGTTGCTACGCAGATTAGGATTCCGTGTGTATGTGTTGGACGATATGAGCCAGATTGGAGGAATATTAGATGCAATTGTACAAGCCACATAAATACCAACGATTTTGTATCGAATTTATAAAGAACAACCCCATAGCAGCAATCCTGCTTGATATGGGTATGGGAAAGAGTAGCATTACCCTTACTGCCATCATGGAACTGATGTATGACAGCTTTGAGGTTTCCAAGGTTCTTATCATTGCCCCCCCTTCGTGTAGCAAAGCATACATGGAGTGGAGAGATAGAGAAGTGGGAGCATCTCAAAGGATTACGTTATTCCATAGTGGTTGGAACAGTAGCACAACGAAAGAAAGCATTACAGAAGGATGCAGATGTCTACATCATCAACCGTGAAAATGTACCGTGGCTGATTGAGCAAAGCGGAGAGCCATTTGACTATGACATGGTTGTGATTGATGAACTTTCATCCTTTAAGAACTGGCAGTCTAAACGATTCCGTTCTCTTATGAAAGTAAGACCAATGGTAAAGAGAATGGTAGGTCTTACAGGAACACCATCTTCAAACGGAATGATGGATTTGTTTGCAGAATATAAGGTGCTTGATATGGGAGCAAGACTTGGTAGGTTCATCGGTCAGTACCGACTCAACTACTTTAAGCCCGACAGGGTTAATGGACCTATTGTGTATTCCTACAAGCTGTTACCAGGAGCAGAGGAGAAGATATATGAGAAGATTGATGACATCACAATCTCCATGAAGGCAACCGACTACTTGGAAATGCCAGAACTGATTAGTACGGAATATCCGGTATACCTTAGTGCAAGTGAACTGGATACATACGAAGAAATGAAGAAAGACCTTGTCTTAAGTCTACCCGGTGGAGAAATTACAGCATCCAATGCTGCATCTCTTTCAGGAAAGCTGTCGCAGATGGCTAACGGTGCAGTTTATACAGATGATGAAAGCTACATCGAATTCCATGATAAGAAGCTAGATGCTTTGGAAGATATCATCGAGGCAGCTACGGCAGGCAACCAAACGCTTATGATTGCGTACTGGTACAAGCATGACCTTATCCGAATTGAGAAAAGACTAAAATCCTTGGGAGTGCAGTATGAAAAGTTGGATTCCGATGCCACTATTGAAAAATGGAACAGGGGAGAACTTCCTGTGGCACTTGTGCATCCGGCATCAGCAGGTCACGGCCTTAATCTCCAAAGTGGTGGTTCAACCCTTGTGCGGTTCGGAATTACATGGTCGTTGGAATTATACCAACAGACAAATGCCCGTCTGTATAGACAGGGTCAGACGGCAAGTTATGTAAAAATCATCCACCTTATATCCAAGGGTACGATTGATGAACGAATCGTAAAGGCTTTGTCTGATAAGGACAATACACAGGCGGCTTTAATCGATGCGGTTAAAGCAGACCTAAATCAATGACAATCAAAGACAATCAGAGTCAATCCAAGGGAAATAAAAATTTTCGGAGGTATTGATGAATGCAAGGAAGTAATACAGAGAATCCATACACAGGACTTGCGAATGCGATTATATTGCAGGCTGTGAAGGATTACAGAGTTGCCCTTAAGAAATTATCACGAGGAAGGGCAAATAAAGATGCGGAAATAAAGAAACAGGAAGTATTGAACTTCTTTCGTTCCGATTGGTTTGGTGTTCTTACAGAAATCGACCCCGAAATGCTGATTCGTAAATTGGATGAGGAGGTTGGAGCATGACAGCAAGAGAATATTTAAGCCAAGCCTATCGTTTGGAACAAAGAATCTCCCTTTTGAAAGAAGAGATTGATACTTTAAGGGAACTGGCATCATCGGTTGGAAGTCCTGGTCTTGAGGAACATTATAATGCAACTAAAAATACAGATGCCCCGTATATCAAGACTTTGCTTAAGATTGATGAGTACGAAAGGGAGTATATGGAGAAGTTGGAAAAACTCATTGTTTTAAAGCAGGAAATATTGGAAGTCATCGGTACATTGGAGAATCACGATGAACAGATAGTTCTGACCTACCGTTACATTAAGAATTATACGTGGTCACAGATTGGAGATGTACTTCATGCCGATGAAAGAACCATACGAAGATGGCATGACAGGGCAATAAATAAAATAAGTTGTCCGTAAATGTCCGTAAATGTCCAGCAATGTCCGACTCCCATATGTGATATTGTTATCATAGCAAAATGGATAAGAGAACAGCCTTCATGGTGGTAGCCCCACTGTGAGGGCTTTCTTTATGCCTAAAAACAGGAGGTGAGTAGGATGCCCAAGAAACCAAAGCGTCCGTGTTCCAAGCCGGGATGCCCTAACCTTACTGATGGTAGGTTCTGTGAGCAACACCAGAAGGAAGAGAACAAACGCTACGAGACTTACGACAGAGACAAAGCTGCTGTAAACCGTAGGTACGGACGAGTGTGGAAAAGAATAAGAGACTCCTATGTGAAGAGCCACCCTATGTGTGAGAGGTGTTTGGAGAAAGGATTGTACGTTCCAGTGGAAGAAGTACATCACATCAAACCTTTGGCAGAAGGTGGAACACATGACAGAAGTAATCTTATTTCTTTATGTAAGTCTTGTCATTCAAGAATCCACGCAGAACGAGGAGACCGTTGGCACAAGAACAGCGGGTAGGGGCGGTTCAAATCTCTACAGCTAATATAGTGTGCAACGGGGTGGGGGTCACACGCGCATTTTATAGAAATCAAACAGGGTATTAAACCCCCAATCGTTAGAAAGTGAGGAAAACATGGCAAAAGACGGAACAAACCGTGGCGGTGCCCGTGTAGGAGCAGGTCGAAAGTCCAAGGCTTTGGTCGACAAAATGAACGATGGACAGTCAGCTACCGTTATTTCATTACCAGACCCGCCTACATTCGCAGGCGAGGATGTTCCGCCAATCAAAGATTATTTAACATCCAAACAGAAAGCTGGCAAAGACCTCTGTGCAGCAGAGGTGTATAAGGAAACTTGGAACTGGCTGAAAGAGAGAGGCTGTGAAAGACTCGTCAACATACAGCTTATAGAACAGTATGCGATGAGCGTGTCCCGTTGGATCCAATGTGAGGAATGCATAAGTGAATTTGGCTTCCTTGCAAAGCACCCAACTACTGGAAATGCCATAGCCAGTCCGTATGTTGCGATGTCGCAGCAGTACATGAAACAAGTGAACCAGATTTGGTATCAGATTTTTCAAGTGATAAAGGAGAACTGCTCGGTGGAATTTTCCGGGGCAACACCACAGGACGATGTGATGGAAAGACTCCTTCGTACACGGAAAGGAATATAACATGATTGAAAAAGTAAATCCAAGCCATCCGGACAAGGTGGCTGACAGAATAGCAGGAGCCATTGTTGATTTGGCTTATGAAACAGAAGAAAATCCTAAGATTGCAGTTGAGGTCTTAATTGGACATGGTGTGTGCCATGCGATTATCGAAACCTCTGCTCATATTGATGAGGAAGTTGTGAAACAGGCAATCAAGCGTATTGCAGGAGAAATGAAAACGGATATTGTGATTGTTCCACAGGATGTGCATCTTTCACACAATCAGTCGGTAGAGGTTCGTTGTGGAGATAATGGTATCTTCAAAGGAATGCCGCTTACAAAGGAACAGAGAACTCTGTCTGAAATTGCCCGTGAGATTTATGAGGAGTATCCGACTGATGGTAAATACATCCTTGATGGTAGCAGACTTATTATCTGTCAGAGTAATGCAGACAGAAAAGCATTAGTACAGAAATACGGATTTGCCGAAGTAAACCCTATCGGTGATTGGACTGGTGGTACGGATGTAGATACAGGTGCTACCAATCGAAAGCTAGGCTCTGACATGGCTGATGCAGTAACGGGTGGTGGATTACATGGTAAGGATTTGTCGAAAGCAGATGTGTCTTTAAATATCCATGCATTCTTGAAAGCACAGAAAACAGGAAAGCCTGTGGAAATCTGCTGTGCAATTGGTGATGTGATGATTGGCGGCATTCCTTATGCAGAAATCGTAGAAGAAGCGAGAGCATTTATTCGTTCCATCGGTGGCTTTGAGAAGTTTGCCGAATGGGGATTGTATTAGAGGTGGAGTATGCAGACTACAACAGAAATGAAACTTGTATCAATTGACAAATTGATACCTTATGTGAATAATGCCCGTACCCATAATGCAGAGCAGATAAATAAACTTCGTGCTTCGCTCCGTGAGTTCGGGTTCATCAACCCTGTCATCATTGATGGGGATTACAATATCATTGCAGGTCACGGAAGAGTGATGGCAGCCAAAGAGGAGCATATTGAGGAAGTTCCGTGTGTTTTAGCTGACCATCTTACCCCGGCACAAAAGAAAGCATATATCATTGCCGACAACAGAATGGCACAGGATGCAGGCTGGGATGAAGAACTCTTGCGTATTGAAATCGAAGCCTTACAGGCAGAGGCTTTCGATATCGGACTTACAGGTTTTGAGGAACAGGAAATTGCAGACCTTTTTGGTACGGAAGATGACAAAGTCGAAGATGATGATTTCGATTTAAACGATGCACTTGAAAAGGCTGCCTTCGTAAAAAGAGGAGATGTCTGGCAGGTTGGCAGACACAGACTCATGTGTGGAGATGCCACAAGTGAGGAAGATGTGGCAACGCTGATGGATGGTAAGAAAGCAAACCTTATCGTATCAGACCCACCATATGGTGTATCTTTCCAAAGTTCTGATGGCCTTACTATTCAGAACGACAGTATCAAAGGCGAGGAATTTTATAACTTCCTGTTACAGGCATTTAAGAACATGGCAGCACATCTTGAAAAAAGGTGGAGCTGCTTATATGTGCGCCCAGCATGGGCGCAATCTAGTGGGTTAAAGTCCCTAGTCTGCCCTAGTAGTGGGAAAGACATAGCTGAACACCAAGGGTGTCCA